GAACACATATTCGGGACGGTATAAGCATAACATTAAGAGATAATGATACAGGGGGGATAACAGTATTAACAGTTACGGATTGTAAAATATTCCCATATAAGGTGGGTGCCAACGCCATGGGCTGGAACGCCGACGAGGTGGCGGGCTGGCTCGGGCGCATCGGCCTCGGCCAGTACATCGCGAGCTTCGCTACGAGTGCCGTCGACGGCGCGGCCCTGGTGGAGAACATCGCGAAGATGCCGCGCGATGCATTGGCCGAGCGGTTCGGAATGACGGATGAGTCCCACACGCGCAAATTGCGGCGCGAGGTGGTAAAGGTGGTGGGTATAGAATACGACATCTATGGTGTTGTCCGTGGGGCAGAATATATATTAAAATTAAAATTTGATACTGATAATTCACAAGTATATAGTTACTATAGAGATAAAACAAATAAATATCAGATAGTATTTGAAGAAAATCCAGAGTGGGCACTTCAGATTGCAAAAATAAGGGTGGCATTAGGAAAAGGTATTAGTGAGCGTCTCGGTGGTGATAGTGTCTTTGGTAATTTATCCGCTGATGTAGTTGACCTCATAGGGGAAAATATAGCAGGAGCCGCTAATGAACAGGAAACGTTAAGGGCGGGTCAAGGAGGTGGTCAACTATTTTCTAAGAAACGATCTAAGAAACGACCTAAGAAACGATCTAAGAAACGACCTAAGAAACGATCTAAGAAACGATCTAAGCGTAAAAATTATAAATAATTAAATCGGTTTTTAAAATCTGTAATAGATGCTCTCAAGGTTGGCTTATTCCATAAGATATATCGACTTAGAGAACCCGCCGACATAGGATCTTGCCAATTCTCTCTCCTCTTGTGTCTATTCATATACCTTTGTTTTCTATCTGGATCTTTATGTTTTGTATAATCACTCATTCCCGCACATCCGAAATGAGTTGTTTTTTTCTTTTTACCATTTTCATAGAAGACAGCCATATATTTCTTTTTTGAATTCGTTGATTTTTTAATGATTACTTTTTTGCCTTTATCTTTCTTAATAGTTTTCTGAGTCATTATAAACATTCTTTATAAAAAATTTCAATCAGGTAAATTACAAAGACTAATATAAAACTATGAAATAAAGCGTTCACGGTAACATTAATATCTGTAAATTTCATAGGTATTCTACCTTCATCATTGGCCAGAGGGATATCTACTAAAACTCTTCTTTGTAATAAAAAACCTACAATTAATATTAATAAATAAACGGGATAGCGATAGGTTAATATTCTTAGGGCACGCGATAATTCTATTGAATAAGGGAACATTATAGTATGATTAATATATTTATTTGCTAATTTTAAGATTAAATAACATATTCGCCTCGTAGCCATTGGGTCCGGCTTGATCCTTGCGCTTCCCGTAGTTCAGACCCCACTCAGACTTCTCTTGCCATTTCTTAAGGGCTGTCTTGGCCGCCGACATTTCTGGAATATTATTCCGATCCCGACCAAGAACCTCTACACACCACTCCGTGAAACCAGTATAGAGAGTTCTATACTCTGTCGGTGCCATTTTAGTAATACCATCTGCTGATTCCTTATTATCACATGTTTCGCATTCCTGCTCAATCCATTGACCGATAATATCGTTATCACCGCGATATTCACTTGTCTTTGCTTTGATTTCATCAGGGATAACAATACCCGAACAATCATAATCTTTCCAGTTAGGCAGGAGCATCGAATAGAATGGTATGACCCAGCGTGGTATCTTAGTTTTAATACTCTTATCCTTGATATAACGATTTAATTGGGGATTTACATCTTTTTGATCATCCACGAAACGCGATACGAAGTCGGCGACCTCTAGACGGCGCCATGTACCATCGTCATTTGATGGAATATTTGGTAAATCATTACACATACAGACCAGTTTGAACTGAGGGGTAAAGAATAATGGTTCCTTAAATAATGCTCGCGCCTGAATTTTATCATTACCAGTTAATTCTTTCATTTGACCGATATTCATTGTTTCATTTACATCGGGTTCCTGCATAACACATAGTCGTTTTCCTAAGGTGAGTGCCATCTCGGGACTCGCCGCACCAGATGCCTTGCGTTTCTGAGTTAAGAGGGCGATAGGTAGATTACACGCATAATCACCCATACACATCGACATTAAATCAATTAATTTAGATTTACCATTACCACCGGTCCCTGTCCAGATATAAAATCCTTCATCCCGATTATCACCCGAAAGACATTTCGCTAAGAACTTTAATAGATAAGATTTTACATTTTCATTCGGTGCGATCTTCGTTAAGAAATCATCCAGGTCAGCATGAAACCTATCATAATTTTCCATATCTTTGAAAGTAATTACATCGGGTTTAGCAAATGATTTCAGCATATCATCCATTTTAATAGGCATATCACATTCTTTGACAGGTAAAGATACTCTTGTAGACATAGTTACATAATCCTCGGGTCTCCCTTCCCGAAAGATATTGTTTTTAAGATCATAAATACCATTCTCAAAACCTAGGAGACCAGTATCGGTGTCAAACTTCTGCATAATTTCTTTTTCATAGAACATATCTCGTAGGTTTTTCATTACACCGTTGACATAATTACCCTGTAAGAGTTTAGACATAATGAGTCCAATATTCTTTAATAATTTACCGTAACCGCTTTTACCTTCCATTACTTCGGTGGCATCCATACCCTCATCCTGAAGTCGCATAATTTCCTTTTCTTTTTCAGAATGATATTTTCCTTGATATTCGTAGTATAATTTATAGATATCGTTGTGAACCCGAGTTTTAAGAATAGTTCCTTCTAATGTGCGTTCCCAACGATGACCACTAAAATTATACCATTCATCTTTGACATTTACCGAAATAAATTCATCTTTGTAAGATTCGTAGATAACTTTCGCGACCAGATAATCAGCATCGGGTCCGGCCCTGACAGATTTATCTACGAATGTTTCCAAACTCGCATTCTTGGCTTTAAGAAACATCTTCTCATTATCATTCTTCGCCCAAAAGAACAGACTGGCGATACCTAATCGCTGACCACTATGTTCTGAACTAATACTTTCCCATTTGCTATCACATTCATGAGGATCATAAGAAGACGCTTGCCTACTAAATTCTTTCCACTCATTCAGTAAATTACGATTGATATTATGAAGACATAATGCCGTATCAAACCATTTGCCATAATCTTCAGCTCTCTCCTTTGATAAGCATTTCACCAGAGCCTTGACTAATTTTAGTTGTTCTTCTTCAACAATCTTAAATGGATTAATTACATTATTAGTATCCACATAATACGCTTTACCGTATATATCATCCGTTTCTAAACTCATACTACTACTCTTACTGCTACTCTTTTTTTTAAGTGTATTATCAAATTTTTGAGTATATTTAATATTAATTTTATCTCGGTAGCACATGGACGCTAAGTTTAAGATATTACGAGGATTTTGATAAAACTCATCAACGTCCACGGCCGGGAGTTCATCTGGAAAACCATCATCAGATATTTGGTATACTTTCGTGACGAGGTAAGGTGACTCGCCACTTTTACCACATTTATATAACTGCCATGATGAGAAGCTACTATCTAAAATTTGCTTTGTGTGATTATCGGGTTTAATTTCGCTGCTTTCATCGAATATTTGTTTAATTTGATCTTTTTCTACAATCGTTGAAATAATCTTTTTATAAGCTGCTTTATCAATTAGAATATCAGGGAAAATAATATGAATACCGTCTTTTGATTTAAATTCACCCTTATTACAAGGATAAGGTTTCTCTTTTTCTAAGATTAAAACGGTACCGTGTGCTTTAATATCATCTAACTGAATACATTCTTTCATTTCTTGCCACAGATGTTCCAATAGAGTTTCTAATGAATCATCGGTATAAGAACGTTCTTCTAAAACACACTTATATTTGAGATCAATATCAATTATGAAAGGAAAGATATCATTCATCTTTTCAACAATCGGAATATTAATATCGGTTTCAGCGTGAATTATATCATAGAATTCACTTAATTTATCTTTGGGAATATACCATTTACCACCCTTCATAGATGTATGACTCGGTTTCAGTTTAGTATTGTTATCTAAAACATGCTTTTGTAAAAATTTATGTAAAGCCATCAATAATGATTTCTTTATATTTTTTTCTTTAATTAGTTAAACGGATTCTTTAATATCAAATTTATTTTGTAATTCACGCGCTATCCTTGTCTAATTATTATTAACAATAATTGAAAATCAAATTTATTAAAAATCTAAAAAAATAAATGGATATAAAATTATTTATAGAAAAGAAGATATTTTTAAATAAAGATGTCAAAAGACGCTATTAAACGTATCATGAATAAAGATGTAAAAGAATCTCATAAAATGAAATTAGATGAGTTGGGTATTCATATAGAGTTCAATGAAGAAAATATGTTAAAAGCGAAAGCAATGATTATAGGACCCGAAGGCACGCCCTATGAAAATGGAATACTATATTTTATCATCGAGTTCCCCCCTAATTATCCGTTTAGTCCTCCTAAAATAGGATATTTATCAAGTAGTCGTTATAGAATTCATCCGAATCTATATGTAGGAAGATCTCATGATAATTTTGTAGGAAAAGTATGTATTTCATCTATTAATACGTGGTCCGGTCCTAAATGGACAACTGTAATGCATATCGGTAGTATATTATTATCAATCCAATCCTTATTATGTAATGATCCATTACATAATGAACCTGGATTTGAAAACGAAGTGGGTATAAGAAATGATTTATATAATACTATCGTTGAATATGATACATATAATCATTTAATTTATAAAAATGGATTTGATATTCATCCCTTATTTGATTCATTTCAACCTGCTATAAATAATCATCTGTTGAAAAATAAAGAGAATATACTAAGTAAAATTAAGAAACATAAAGAAAAACATCCTAAACGAAAAAATATATCATTGAATATTTATAATATTGTGATGACAATTGATTATCCAAAGTTAGAAAATATATTAACTATAAAATTGAATAATATTTAATATCTTTAAATTTATGATTGTGTGTTTTTAGTTCTTTAATTATTTTGGCGTTATCCTATGCTTAATGGGGATTTCAGCCAAATCCATAGGATTCATATCCATATCCATACCCATATCCATATCCATAGAACTTACCGGAGACCTAAATTCTTCATCGAGTAATTCAGGCATATTGCGAGAATCTTTCGCGGCTTCTTCGTCCGAGGACAGATCCATGACTTCTTCATCCGAGGCCCGATCCATGACTTCTTCGGCCTCAGCCCGACCCGCCTTGGCCTTCTTCCCACTTAAAGCAGTTTCTAGACGATTTATAGCATCCGTAATACTAGTTCCATAAGATCCGGGACCCTCAGGAATACTGTTCAACTTATCTATTTTTCCTTGGAGTATTGTAGCGGAATCTGTATCATATGAAACCATATCATCACGATAATCTGCTGGGATCACCGGTGTCCGCACACCAGCCCGGCTCCGAGTCCCCATCATACTAGCCCTCATACTAGCCCTCATTCTCTTAGGTCTCTTAGTTCTCTTAGGTCTCTTAGTTCTCTTAGGTCTCTTAGTTCTCTTAGGTCTCTTAACACGTCGCATTTTTTGCCTCAGTGACCTTTTGACATTTGTTCTTCTCGCTCCAACACTTCTTTTAACCATTTATATAATTTAATATATAAAAATTTGATTTAAAATTAATATTAAATTATACTATAAATATAAGATGGACGATTCTGAAACACATTTCTGTAAACAATGCCAAAATATGACTTTCCTTTATACGGACGAGGATAAAAAATTAGTACATCATTGTAAAGCCTGTTTGTATTCAGAACCTTATTCAAAAAAGAATAATTGTATTTATTCTATTCAGTTTAAAAAATATGATAATTCTGAATATATTAATAGTAATCCGTATATTACTCACGATATTACCTTACCAAAAATTAAAAATAATCAGAATATTAAATGTAATAATTCAGAATGTAGTTCTATCACGGAGAATAAAGAATGCGATATCACATATATTAAATATGATATGGAAAATATGAAATATATTTATATATGTAATCACTGTGGTCAAAAATGGAAAAATAATTAAGATTTAGTACAACTTTATTTATCACATCTTTATTTATCGCAGGTACTATCTTCACATGTAATCATACTATTGATCTGGCTACTATACATAGAATAAATTATCGCTAAAATGAAGAATAGAAATGCGATAACCTTTATATCTACACAACCAACACAACCAACACAACCACAGGCATTCATAATTTTTTTTAACATTTTTATAACTTGGATAATATTTAAAAAATTGAGTAATTAAATAATTATATTAATTAACTATGGACGAATATTATTTAACCGATAATATAAGATTATATAACGATAAAATGGAATATAAGCGAGACGATACCTTTATACCGGTTAAGAAATATAATTGGCATCATATTCTAAATGAATATGGTTGGGAAAAAATACATAAACCCTGGATCACCAAACTCAATCAATTATCGGTCAAGAAAGAAAAGAATTCCAGATTTGGGATACTTGATTGTGAATCCGATGGAGATTGTTTCTTTCATTGTATCGCTAACGCATTAAATGAACGCGATCGGAATACCGATAATTATTATATTTCAGATGATATTCGTAAATTAATATCAGATAATATTACCCAAGATCAATTTAATCTTATGATTACTACGTATCGCATTATGAAAGATGCCGATGATTTTAGCGAGGAATGGGATCCTTATGAGATAGATACCTTAGAAGACTTTAAAAATACATTAAATACATCGGGTCATAGTTATTGGGGAGATTTCATGTTATTACAGATATTAAGTGAAATCTTAAAAGTAAATATTTATATTTTAAATACGAATGAATATCAAAATGAATACAATGTTTATCATACGATGTGTGAATACAAACGAGAGTATGATAATATATTTTTGATCTTAGAAAATGATTGTCACTTTAAGTTAGTAGGATATTTCGATGAAAAGATGATAACCTATTTTAGGAGAGACGAAATACCAATAGAGTTAAAAAAATTATTTAAACATCGTTAGAAAAACTTTAAACGATGTAAATTAAAAGAATAAATATATTTTGTAAGGTATATTTAAATAATGGAATCGGTTGTATTACTTGGATTAATGGGTGTCGGTTATTTAATGAATAAGGACAAGGATGAGAAACATAAAACTTATTCAGAGGTTCAACCGCCTCTGAATATGCCCTCAGGGAATAATATATATGATCAATCTCCCTATATGGATGCTAAAAAATATGAAATTGATCTAGTGAATCAAAATCACAGGGAAGCCATGAAGGGTGATTCTAAAGTTATTGATAGTTTGAATATGAGTGGTGGTCGCAATACTTTAAAAGATACATTTACTCATGATGATAATATTCAGAGTATCTCGGGTAACGCTTTATCTAAGGATGATTTTTTAGTGAATGATCAGGGTATCAAGATTGAACCTTTTTTCAGTGGTTCGGGACCCAATGTCAATCTGGATGATAATCCTCAAATGACCAGACATTTTGGCGGTGAACATGCTTTTAGGGCGCCAAAGAGAGAAACCAGTCAATTCTTTGAACTAGAACAAGATTATGGTAATGTATTCGGTAATCAATTCTCAGACGCGGCAGCCGATCAATCACGTTATGTCGGGGGTATGGAGCGAAGAAATGAATTACCCTTTGAACAGGAGAGAGTTGTTCATATTGATCAGAAAAGCGATATCAATAGAGATATCGGATTAGCTTATGCTCAGAAGAACTCGGTAGATGCCCTGAGAACTTTAACAAATCAAAAACAGAGTTTTGCCGGTAAAGTTCTCGGCGGTAAAGGTATTGATCATAGAGGTGAAGAAGGTGAAGTCTTTCAGCATAAACCTGACGCAGATTATATTAATACCGCAGATAGATGGTTAGTTACGACGGGCGCGATTGCCGCACCCATGATACAACCTGAAAACATCGTGAAACCGACTAACAGAGCGGTTTACAATGAAGGTAAATTAGGACCGGCTGGCGCCGTGAATTTTAATCCGAGTGAAAGTCGTCCCATGGTAAAGAGATCTACCAATCAGCAATTAAATATAGATACAAATCGCAATGCGAATTTAGAAAGCATGGCGATAGATGATAGTCATAATAAAGACAGTTTCTTCGCCTATCCGAATGAGAGAGAGGTAACCGAAGAAAGAACCTATGAAGGTAATATTAAATCGGTATTTAATGGTGAAACCGAGAGATTATATGATAGCGTGAAACCGACTATCAAACAAACTACTTTAGACGATTCAAGGAACGGGTTCGTGGGATCAAGTATTACTCAGGTTCCGAAAGAAAGATTACAAGATAATGTTAGACCGACTAAGAAACAAACAACTAACTTTGAACACACGGGTATTGCGGGTTCTTATCTCAGTGGATCTATGGCTCAGGATAAATTTTACAGAGCAGATCTTAATCCGAATAAAGAAATTATCGCGCAGGGCAGAGCACCTACTACCGAAAATACTAAATTAATGAGTGGCATGGATACTCTTAATGTTGATATTAAGAAGATTGAGAGTGATTATTTTATGCCGAGAATTAATAATCTTGATAAAGTTTATCAAGAAATCCCAACAGAACAAGAAGATGTAAGAGAATATACTCAGGATAAAGATACACTTGATAATGTTACCTTGGCCGATCGGTTAGATCCAAGTATGTTAGATCCATTTAAACATAATCCTTATACTCAATCCTTAGCATCTTTTGCTTATTAATTAAATTTATTTCTAATATATAAATAAATGGTACCCCGAAAATCATTCTCTCGTTCTAAAAAAAAGCGTTATAAAAGGAGAAGTTATAAAAGGAGAAGTTATAAAAAGTTAAATACTAAAAAGAAAACTAAAAAGAGAATAACTCAGTCAGATGGTGACGTGTGTTCTAACCAGGGGGGTAAAGATTATAATGAGTTACACGAGGGACCTGAACTACCCGTTGATGCAATGGCTAGAGAATATCGGGATGTTAGTGGACTTCCAATTTGTTTTCACAAGATGCAAACCCGGACGGAAGATGATGATAGGCATCATTATTTTTTATACGGGAAAGATCCCCGCAATCCGCCAAACGGATCCACGCGAGATGCGCGCGACGACCATTTACATATTTGGAATACAAAAGAAGATCCGGATAAAATATGTGGCTCAACTAAATCAGGATGGACAGGGTCACCGCCGGATGGAATTAACTTTGATTGCAAAAAACCGATCGCGAGTGGGACCGCCGAGACCTTCACCATCACTCTTAGCAGCGGTGAAGTGTACAATGTGGGTAACAAATAGCCGATGAGGGGTGTCCGAGGGGGCATGCGAGGTACCACCTCGGAAATTCTCCTGCATTTTTTTCAAGGGCGCTGGCCGACTGTCTTGATAGGTGAGATCATAATGAGGATACATCAACAAGAAATTATAAATACATCATCTCAATATAATTATAAGTTTAATATCCACTGCTATAAAACTTATTAACTTATTAACTTATTAACTTATTAAATGAATATATCAAATAATTTATTTTCTAATGATAAAATAGTATTTTATGAATAAAAAATTACACTTTTTATTCTTTTGTTTGTTATTAGCAATCGTTCTTTATTTATGTAAAGATTGTATTCAATCTTATATAGATAAATTATTAGGATTAGGTAAGTTCCTAGAACCATTCGGTAATCAAATAATTATTCATCCTGATAATGCTAATTTAGATCCCCAAGAAACTACTTTTTCCGTATTAACTTATGATACTGATTTAGGTTCGGGTGTTACACGGGCATCCATCAAAAGAAGATTACCTTCGCCGGTAGAAGATGTCGATGAACCACCATATGCTCAATTTGAAGGATCTGGAGAAGGTCGAGGAGGAGGGTCTGTTGGCGGTGATATGGGTGGGGCCGATGTCAGAGGAATAATGAGTAAATTAGATGACATGAATGATAAAATAGGAGATATGGGTGGTATTGTTGGTGCTGGTTTAAGTGCTACGAGTATTCAGTTAAATAGTTTAAATGCTGAAATGCTGAGCGCGCTTAGCGGGATTGACACGGATGGCGATGGCGCGTTAACCAGCGTTGAATTTTATAATTACGCAGGCGCGCTCGGCGCGCTCGGCGCAGGCGCTGGCGATGGAGGTTTGAGACGTAATTTTAAAACTAGGATGCGATTGATTAATCAAAAACTTATTGAAATTATACAATTATTAATAGATAATACAGCGATTACACCCATTAACAGAGTCAACGGTCTACCCCTAGCACCCCTACTCCTAGCACCCGCCGGCACAACACCTGATTATAACACTCTTAAAACGAAGGTTCAAACTAATAAAGATCAAAATTATTCCGAAGAACCATCAACTGAAGAAATCATTAAAGCTATATTTTTGATTATATTAAATTATAATCAATTGGGAATACCTCCCACACCACCAGCATCAGGGACGGTCACTAATAATTCAGATATATATATAACAAAATTAAATGAAGTAGAACTTAAAAAAAAAAATCTATTAGCAAAGTGTTATAATCAGGCGACCTACGACACGACGACTCCAGGACCTAGTTTGGATAGCAATGATGAGGCGATTACTGCAGCAGCAGTAGCGGCAGCAGCGGCAGCAGCAGGGGCAGGAGGGATACCTGGTGCGGATTATTTAATAAATTTAACTACTGCTTTAGCAGAATTCTCTACAAGTATAAATTCATTATATACAGCATTATATGGAGATGTACTACTACATAAAAATAGAGCAGCTGGCACCGTTCATACCCCTCCTCCCGCTACCACCCCTCCTACCACCCCTCCTACCCCCCCTCCCGCTACCACCTCTCCTCCTGATGATGATGACTTGTCCACCGGAGAAAAGGC